GAAGTCTTCCGGCCCCTTGGGCCTTAAGCCATCCTCCGCCTTGCAAGCCGCGGTAGCGGCACCGGCCGACGATATGCCTTATTCGTCGGTCTTCCACGACCAAGAGGTAGCCGATATGGTGCCTCCGGAACTGGAGTGGGGAGCTCACTTGGGCGATGAGGTTTCGGCCGAACGTCCTGAGTCTTCCCAGTTCCAAGATCCCATGCTTCTCTTTGAGGAGCGTGAGTTCGCGGAACGTGTGGACCACCTGCTCGAAGAGAGATCGGTTGGTTCACTTGGTGAGCACAGTGAATGTGGTCACCCAGGCTGTCTCGTGAACGGCGAAAGCTGCTCACGCGTCCTCGAGATGACCTTCGAGGCGGCCAACAGAGTTGTGCAGCAGAGATGCTGTGCCCTGTGGAAGACAATGGTTGAGCGTCACTCAATTAGTGACGCTGTCGGCGTTATGCGCCGAGTGGGAATCCCGCTTCCTCGCACTTCGAAAGGAGTGTTGAAGAAGAATGGGGTTGACATGATCCACGTGGTTCGTGTCGAAGTCTTGCTGGCCATGTTCAGCATCCTGTTGGGTGCTGTCGGTGGTGGGGCTTCCCACACCTCCTCGGATTGTTTTGACCTTCCGACGGGGCCGAATCTGGTTCCGTGGTGGTCTGTCTCTCCGTGGATCAACCAGACGACGCGAACGGTGTTGCTTGAGGCTGGAGAGTTGACTGTGCCTGCATGGCTCAGCTTCTTCTTCTTCACGGTGATCCCGTGTTGTCTGGGGGTGGGAGTCTTTCTTCTTCTGTTGGGGTTGCTACTACAAGCGATCTCTTCAGCGGGAAAGGGCCTGAAGGCGCTTATGCGTCTGCTGGTCCTTTGGAAGGACAACCTTGTTGGTTTTAGACCAACGGTGGTGGACATGTCTGTTGACGTTGTCCCGGACATGCGAGGTCTGTCGCTTGAGAAATCCGTCCACTATCTCCGAAAACTGGAGACTGGTGAGATTGTGACTATCACGACGGAAGGTAGCATGTACTTGATGGCCAATCCAATACAAGAGGTCATGCCACCACGGGCTGAACAAGCCATTGTGGGTTCTGAGAAGTATCCACTCAAAGAGTTTCCACGCTACCTTGTGAAAGTGTATGTTGATGGACTCTTTGCCGGCATGGCATTCCGAATCATGGACTGCCTTGTCACCGCGACGCACATCTTCGAGACCGCTGGATCTGAATCCAAGATCACGATCAAGTCACGAAAGGATGTGTGGTCGTACGCGTTTGTGCCGAATGACGGTAAGCGTGACCTCAAGAAGTTTGGAGCGATTTGTCGAACTCCTTTTCCTGATGTCTGCGTGATTCCGATTCAAGCAAGCACCTGGTCGAGATTGGATGTCTCGCCAGTCGCGGTGGCTCGCTTTATTGATGGTCAGTACACGCAAGTGACAACTATCGGTACTACGGCCGCTGATTCCGAGACAAAGTTGTGGATCGCCACGGGAGTGACGAAGCCGCGTACTGAGGCCGGAATCTTGTATCATGGCGCCTCGACTACTTACGGTTTTTCGGGAGGCCCTCTGGTACAGTCCGACCACCTTGTGGATAAGCCCAAGGTGTTGGCCGTCCACCTCGGATCTGGAAATGATAAGACGGTGAATCGTGCCTTCCTGTTGACGTATGTTGAGCAATGGCTCAAGTTCGTCCTTCGTCCCCGAATGGAGAAGAAGATGCAGGAGTCGCAGGACTTCTTTGCGATGATGATCCGTGACAACTTCGATGATATCAGCGACAGTGTGCGTAACAGCAGATTTGTTGATGATGAATCGGGAGACGTCTGGTTCGAACTCAAGAATAAGAAGTTGCTCCAGATGTCCTATGAGGAGTACTCTGCCTTCGAGAAGATCGTCGGTAGTGGTCGCTCCGCTGAGGACTACATCAAGTGGCACAACGGCACGCTTGATGAGGAGGACCGCCTGGATGCTCGAGAGCACCTGACGAAGGAGGAGTTGCAAGCTGAGATCGACGAGGAGGAAAGAAAAGAGATGCGCGACGGTAAAACGTGGGCATCGAAAGGAAACCTGTTCGAAGAGAAAGCATGTCACTTGCCTGTCGTCGGTGCCAGCATTCCAGGTCTGGAGGCGGAAGCCTCCGGAGAGGAGGAGGGTGAGAGCGAGTCGGCCATAAAAATGGTCGCCCAGCAGATGCGAGAAATCGAAGCCAAAACGGCCAAGATGGAAGCATTGGCAGCGCAAGCAACGCTTGCGTTTGCTTCTGCTGAGGAGATGCGAGCTCAGAAGCCTTCTCTTTCGGCGCTCGACATTGAGAGAATCATCGAAAAGAAGATGAAGCAACTCGAGGTGTCACAACAGAACCAGGCGAATCAAAAGCATTTCGAAGCTGAAGCAAAATTGCAGAAGGCGCGAGATCTTGAGATCGCCGTGGAGAAGTTGAATGAGCAGGTACGACAGGCTGAATTGCGACAGCAACAGGAGATCCAGGAGCGATTGAAGGTCGAGGAAGCCCTCAAGGCGGCGCAAGCCGCTCAAAAGGCAGCCGAGGCACAACGCTCCACTCCTGAGCCGAGTCCAGTCGTGATGGTTGAGAAACTCGCCAGTCCGGAATCCGCGACCTCCCAATGGAAGGTTGCTGGTGAGAAGGAGAAAGAGCTCCAGAAGCTGAAAGGAAAGTTGGAGAAGGCGCGAGAGCGTGCTGACCAGCTCCAGAAGCAACTGGCTGCCGAGAAGGTCAAGAAGACCAGCTCGAGCAAGGCGAAGAAGAAGAAGGAAACGACTTCGAAGGATCCCAAGTCTGATTCCAAACAGGAGTCAGCGGTGGTGAGCGCTCCAGCTCCGGTGGCCACGGCTGCCGAGTTGGGGGAGATGATGAAGCAATTCACTCTCCTCTTGCCACACCTTCAGAAGGCCACAGAGAAACAAGACTCTGTGGATCTGAAGAGCGAAAAACTGGAAGCGAAAGCTTCCGTGCCGGCCCAGCTGGATTTTCGCAAGGCTCTCGGAAAGGCGGCCGAGAGCCTAAGCCAGCCTGTTGGTTCACAGTAGATAAGCTTCGGCTATCTGCTCGTGAATCACAGCCCGCGACAACTCAATTGGTGGAGGAACTCCAGACGAAGGACCTAGACGGGTCCGCGTTTGTTGACCCCCCGATGAGTAGTGAGGCTGAGATCGACTCGTTCGATTTTCAGGCTTCCAGTGTCAACCTGACTGAGAAACCATCGAAAGTCAATGAGGCACTGGACTACATGGAAAGGGCTTACGGGGCCGTGAAGTGGAAGATCCGACAGGACTTCTGCTCCAAGGCTCACATCCGTGAGGTGATTGAGTACATACGCGATAAGCTGCCAGAAAAATCACCAGGGGCGATTTACTTACGCCAGGGACTCTGCACGAACGGGGATGTGATAAACATCCTTGGGGTTGAGGGGGTCCTGGCGGCGGTTGAAGCTCGTATCGAAGAACTCCTTACTGGAGACGCCAGGTACGCTGCTGACCCCATCCGCATCTTCATCAAGCGTGAGCCTCACAAGGCTTCAAAGGCGATGGAGAAGCGGTGGCGGCTGATTTGGGGAATTTCGTTGATCGATCAAATAATTGATCGACTCCTCTATCAGCCTGTGCTGGACGCAGAAATCGAAAACTGCGCCAGCATTCCTGCGAAACCGGGCTACTCGTTTAAATACGGTGGCACCGATCGCATGGTGAGGCAATATGATGATGGTGAGGACGATTGGATATCGTTCGATGCCAAGTCGTTTGACATCACCGCTCCGAGTTGGGCTTTGCAGGCCGCAAGGGACCTCAATGAAAGGCTCTGTTTAACGACAGACCAGGATTTGTTGGCCCAGTGGCGCGCTTTGTCCCTGGCTCGTGAGTTGGCAACACAGTACGGCACTTTCGTCTTCAGTAATGGAGTCGTGTGTCGTAAGGTGAAGCCTTGCATTCAACCGAGTGGTCGTTTGACGACCATCTCTACGAATTGCAAGATCGTGATTCTCTTGCGGTTTCTCTACGACCTTGAAAAAGGACGTGAACCACGAGGGGGTTCGATCATTGCCATGGGCGATGACACGGTCCAGAAGTTGAAAGACTTCGAGGACTTTGTTGTCTGGCTCAAAGGCAAGGGTATCAACTTCACAGTTGAGTCAGAACCTGGAAAATTTGCCAGTCAGAATTTTTGCTCGACCCGTTTCGAGAAGAATCATGACGGCGTTTACGTCCCGATTCCACTCAATTGGAAGAAGAACTCGTACGAGCTCTGTCATCCCGAGGCAAAAATAGCCAAGGATGCCGAGCGGCTGAGAGAGAACAGATCATCATGTCTGCAATCTCTTTGCTGTGAGTATTCGTACAGTGAGCATTTTCAGGAGCTGCATTCTATGTTAGCTTCTTATGCTCCACCCGAGAAGTTTCGCTCAAAAGCGTTCTTCCGGAACATCGTCACAGGTCATGAGACGGCTGCTCCAGCTGAGAAATCAGTTGCTGTCTTTGACAACGTTGAGGCGATGGAGGCTTTCCTTCTACCGGAGGAAGGCCTCACTCCACGACTTTGAGTCCTTCTTCGTCGCACCGTGGTTGCGGTGCAATGACGAAGAAGGGCAAACCTTCCGAGAAGAAGGTGGTTGTGGCGGCTGAGAAGGCGAAGCAAGCGGTCCAGCACCTGAAGAAGGTAGCGAAGACCGCCGCTCCGTCCCTGAAGGGCCATGGTGACTATCGTCCCACAATCTACAGGCGCACTTTGGGTGGGCACGGTGACTATGCGTCATCGTTCTCCGATATTGGGCGTTCTCTCGGTCGTACTGTTGGCGGCATTGCTGATGGTGTTGGTTCAGTTCTCAAACTCTTCGGAGTGGGGGACTACAACGCCACCAGTGTCGACACCAGCCCGATCACCGCAGCTCAGAACGATCCGACTATGGATGGTCTGAAGCTGAAGGGTTCCATCATGCAGTTTCACAACGCGAATGGTGGAACCACGGGCGGTTTCCGATTCAAGAAGGTCGAATTGGTGGCTCCAGTCCTTGCGACTGGTTCTGCTGCTTTCTCGACCACCTCGTATCGAATTCAACCCGGCGTGCGAGGACTCAATGTGGTCTTCCCGCTTGGATCTCAAATTGCGCAGTGTTTCCAGAAATACATTCTTCACGGTATGGTGTTCACGTACGTGTCGTCTTCGACACCGTATTCGTCCATCACTTCCGTTGGAAATGTGTATCTGTCGACGCTGTACAATGTTGAGTCCGTTCCTCTGGCTTCCGAGTCAGAGGTGGCCAACAACGTCTATACGACGTTCGGCCGACCATTCGATTCCATCGTCCATGGAATCGAGTGTGCCTCGAAGGAAAACCCCGTTACCACGCGTTACATCCGATCCAGCAACAGTGCTAGCACTGGTCTCGATGGTGATGAGCGTCTTGATGATGTGGGTACTTTCCAGGTGTCGCTCGTGGGCAACACAGCGACCGTGGGTTCAGAGTTGGGTCATCTCTATGTCACGTATGACATTGAATTTCTCCAACCGATCATGCCAGATTTGCATGTGGGAACCACGGCCCAGTTTGTTGGCCAAGTCAACCAAGCCTCGTTGCTGTCCACACAGCTTGTGGCTGATCCGGCTAACTCGCTTCCAGTAACATGGACGGCGGGTACCAATCAGCTGCAGCTCCCTGTTGGTTACAACGGGAACTACTTGTTGTTGATGTTCATGACATGTGACACTGGTGGTTTCACGACTGCTCCGGCTTTGGCGTCCGCCACTTCCGACATCACTTCCTTGCTATTGTTGCCAGGAGCGGTGTCTGGAACGATGGGTTCCCAACAGTCATTCTTCAAGAACAATACCTCACCGACGAATTCGTTTGCTGTGTGGGCGTATACGTTCTCGACGATCGCGAACAGTCTGACGAACAACAGAATTAACATTCAGGCCCCAGCATGGGCCGGTACGAATTTGGCAGGAACGACGTTATACATCATTCCGCTGGACAATGACATCACTGTGGATTTGGCAAATCCGATGTCCTTGTTCTTGCGAAAGCTCCGAAAGAGTGATCGCTCCACATTCCAGACCCTGCTGGAGTTCCAAGAGCTTCAATCCTCGAAAGCTCGTGCGGCTTCCTCCCTTATCTCAATTGATGAGGAGAAGGAGACGCACGTGTTTCCTTCGTCCGCGGGGGATGGCTCACGCTATTCACCGCCCGCCCAGATCTACGGACCCTCGTCGATCCCGGTGGCTCGTCCCGACGTTGGGTGTGCCAACTCAATGTCGCGACCTGATCTCACTCCGAGCACCAGCTGGACTAAACTCTAACTGGTTTCGGAGTCTTGTCCCAAGTCGTTTCAATACGCACCGGTGGACTCACCCTTGTGTGAGGGTTCCTCTTTTTAAAGGAAAGGATAAACATACACCCATAAGAACAGTTTCTTACTCTCCTTACACGAGAGTTTCTATTGCAGTGCAACTCTGCGCCCAGTCTGGCG